TCAGCCTTGGGCGTATCAACAATCAACACTACTGCGACGCTACCGCTTCGTATAGTGGGTATTATGGACGATGAAGCAAACAGCGATTATGCTGCTGCGGGAATCCCTATGATCGTAAGATTGTCCGCTCATTTCAATGCAACAACCAGCCGTTTTGACTCGCAGACTACTGCGACGACTACTGGCATTTAAAGGAGGGATAAAAAATGGCTATTTCTAGAGCCCAGCTCGCCAAAGAGCTTGAACCCGGCCTGAATGCTTTATTCGGACTGGAATATAACCGTTACGAGAACGAGACAGACGACATCTTCGATGAAGAAAGTTCAGATAGAGCTTTTGAAGAGGAAGTTATGCTCGGTGGATTCTCAACAGCACCCGTAAAAGGTGAAGGCACGGCCATCAGCTTTGACGACGCTCAAGAGACATACACGGCTCGTTACACACATGAAACCATTGCGCTTGCATTCTCAATTACAGAGGAAGCAATAGAAGATAATCTTTATGATCGTCTTGCATCGCGCTACACCAAAGCTTTGGCTCGTTCCATGGCTCAAACCAAGCAGATTAAAGGTGCCGCTATATTGAACAATGCGTTCACAGCGGGAGCTTCTGCAATTGGTGATGGTGCAGCACTTTGTTCTACTGCGCATCCTAGTTTATCTGGCAACCAGACTAACCTTCTCGCCACAGCGGCTGACCTCAATGAGACTTCTCTTGAACAAATGCTGATTGAGATTGCTGGTATGACTGATGAGCGTGGTTTGAAAATTGCTGTACGTGGCATGAAACTGATTATTCCAAAAGAACTTCAGTTTATCGCAGAAAGAGTTATCAACTCTAACTTGCGTTCAGGCACAGCAGACAATGACACTAACGCTATGAAGAGCATGGGTATGTTGCCTGAAGGAGCAGTGGTAAACCACTTCCTAACAGACAGCGACGCATACTTCATTAAAACTGATGCTCCTAACGGCTTCAAATTCTTCAACCGTTCGCCAATTAAAACAGCGATGGAAGGAGACTTCGATACCGGTAACATGAGATTTAAAGCTCGTGAGAGATACAGTTTTGGTGTTTCTGACTGGCGTTCAGTTTTCGGTACACCCGGAGCTTAATCTGTGTTATAAAAGGGTTAGTCAAGACATTTGACTTCTCCCTTGAACGAGAAAGGGGTGACGAAAGTTGCCCCTTTCTTTTTTTGTATTCTTATTGTATCCTGACTATACCCCTGACAGACACAATGCTGTGTCTGACTTAACCCAAGACAGGAGATACATTATGGGCACTACTACTTTTTCGGGTCCTATTAAGGCCGGAACAATCAAAGAAACCACGGGTACAGCCCTTGGCACAAATATTAAAAACACTGGTCAAGTTGTTATGGCGCAGTCCTTTTCAACAGGAACTTCGCTTGCTGGTGGCGCTTCAGCCGCTAACGTAACCAATGTTGTTATTCCCGCAAAATCACAAATTATTGACATTGTAATTGATGTTCCTACCGCAATGGGCAACGCTACTTGCGTTTTAAGCATTGGTGATACTGTTGGTGGTAACGCTACTTTCATTAACTCATTTTCAATTACTGTTGCTTCTGGAGCGGGTCGTAAGTACCCCACTACTGAAGCCGGTGGTGCATTGACTTGGGCAGAAACATCTAACACTTCAGATGTCCGTTTAACTTTTACTACTACAGGTGCTACAAACGCTGGTGAAATTAGAGCTACGGTTCTTTACCAACAAGCAAGTGATCTTGTAAGTTGAGGTAATTAAAATGAGTTCTGATGTAAAATCAAAACGTTTAACGGGTGCCGGTTCTGCCGGTGTTGGCCCTGCGCGTATTCGCCAAGTTCAAGTTAAAACAACTACAGGTTCCCCTCGTCTTACTTTTACTGATGGTAACGGCGGGACAATAGTTCTTGACATGGATTTAGATGCTTCAGCTACTCACTCCGTAAATATTCCGTCTGACGGAATAAGAGTGAGTGATATTTTTGTATCGACCTTTACAGCGTGTACGTCCGTAACAGTATTTCATAGTTAGAGAGGTAATCCATGGCATCAGACATAAAAGCTACGTATCTGGAGGCTGACGGTGTTGTCTTTGCAGGACGGACTCGTGTAAAAGCTATTCATTACAAATGTGGCAGTGATCCAGTTATTCTTTTAAAAGATACGGACACTAACGGCGCAGTAAAACTTAAATTAGGGTTTGCAAACAACACCGATGATAACGTTTATTTGCCTGATGAAGGAATGCTTTTTCCAAACGGTTGTTTTGCTGATTTGACCAATGTGACTAATGTAACAGTGTTCTTTAACTGAGGTTTGGCATGGCGACTACCAAAAATGTTACAAGAACGTCGTCTGGCAGAGTTAAGTACCGGGGGGAATCTTTTGCGGGTTTTAACAAACCTAAAAGAACTCCCGGTGCTAAGAAAAAAAGTGCGGTTCTGGCAAAAAAGGGTAATGAGATCAAACTGGTACGTTTTGGTGACCCCAAAATGGCTATCAAAAAAGATCAACCTAAAAACAGAAAAAGTTTTCGTGCCCGTCATAAATGCGATACGGCAAAAGACAAATTTTCAGCCCGATACTGGTCTTGTAAAGCATGGTGAGGACCGAATGGAAGTGAAAGAAGTATTAGCCAAGTTGGAAAAACATGAGGCTGAATGTAATCTCCGATACAAGAGGATAGAAGAGCGTATGGAAGACCATAAAAGTTCTTTAAAAACCTTAGACGTTAAACTTTGGGCTTTGGCTATTTTAATTTTAATCGCTCCTTTTGTACAAAAAATGTGGGAGTAATTTATGGCATACTCTAAGAAAAGTAAAAAAGCTTCTCCAAAAAGCAAAGGTAGTAAAATTTGTCCGAAAGGTAAAGCTTGGGCGGAACGTACTTTTGACACCTACCCTAGTGCTTATGCCAATATGGCTGCTTCAAAATACTGCAAAGACCCTAACTATGCAAAAGGTAGTAAAGGGAAGAAAAAATAATGGGTAAGCTAAAGGATTGGGTAAATGAAGATTGGGTCAGAATTGATAGCGAAGGTAATATCGCCGGTAAATGCGGCACTTCTAAAAATAAGAAGAACCCTGACCGATGCCTACCACGATCTAAGGCACAGAGTCTCAGTAAGTCAGAGAGAGCTTCGACTGCTCGTAAAAAAAAGCGTGAAGGAGCTAAAGGAAAGCAAGTTGTTTCGAACACTAAAGCGGCCAAAGTGACAAAAATGTCACTAGGAGGTGAAGTGACTAAGCCTAAAAGAAAATTTCGCGGCAAAAATCAGCCCGGTTCAGCAGTAGCTAGGGGATGCGGAAAAGTAATGAGTAACCGACGAAAACGTACAAAAGGATCAGTGGCACAGTCATGAACACAGCTTTTTACAGTGATCCTTTAGAAAGAAACATTGTCGAAGAAATACTTCAATGGTCTTCTACTGCTCTGCAAAAACCAAGCAAATTTTTTAACAACTTACCCCCTTGTCCTTTTGCTAAAAAAGCGTGGTCGCAAGAAAAAGTAGCAATTATTTTTAAAAAAGAAGATAGTTATCAAACACTTTGGTCGTGTATCTCGAAATTTAATGATGATTACGACTTAGCAATAGTAGTAGACACTGATTACAAAAAGGGGCCAGAAGACTTTCATGACTATCTAGATCAATTGAATGACGTTATATCTAATGGCATGTTCATTGACAAAGACATATGGCTAATGGGGTTTCATCCAGAAGATGAGGCAAATGATCTAGTAGAAGAAGTAAGTATTGATGATATAACCGGTACAGACTATGCCATGATCTTCGTTCAAAGGTTATCTAAGCTCCAAGAAGCCGCTGACAAGTTGAACAAAAAAGGATACTATGATAGCTATGACAAGGATTATGACGTAAAAGAAATATACGAAAAACGAAACCAACTATATAGGAGACTTAAAAATGGCTATGAAACCGCGTAAAAAAGGGGCAGCAAAAAAAATGAGAGCCGGAGGCATGGTTAAAAAAATGCGTTCAGGCGGAATGGTAAAGAAAATGCGTTCAGGCGGAATGGTTAAAAAGAAGAAAAAGTAAATGACTGTATCTGATAGTAAAGATTTTGAACTAGATGTAGCGGAATACGTTGAAGAAGCGTTTGAACGTTGCGGCTTAGAAGTTCGTACTGGTTACGATCTTAAAACGGCTCGCCGTTCTCTAAATTTATTACTAGCAGACTGGGCTAACCGGGGTCTTAACCAATGGACCATAAAACAAAAGTCTTTAACCGTTGTTCAGGGCACCGGAGCCTACAATCTTGGAAAAGATATTATTGATGTATTGTCAGTAATCGTCCAGAGAGACGGAACTGACTACTCTTTAGAACGTTTGAGCCGAGACGAGTATTTAACTATTCCTACCAAAGCAACTCAAAGCCGACCTAACCAATTCTTTTTAGATAGGCAAATTACACCTAGTCTAAAACTTTGGCCAACCCCGGATAACAGCACGGATATTATCACATACGATGCTTTGACTCGGATGGACGACGCAGATATTTACACTAACACAATGGATTTACCTTTTAGGTTCTATCCTTGTTTAGCCGCAGGACTTGCTTACTATTTAGCTTTAAAAAGAGCGCCTAACCGCGTTCAAATGCTTAAAGCTGTTTATGAAGAAGAGTTTGACAGGGCTGCTACGGAAGATCGTGATCGTTCTTCTTTTAATGTAGTGCCTCAGTTTGAATATTATAGGAGCGGCTAATGGCAAAGTTTGCATCCGGTAAAGACGCATATTCGATTTCAGACCGATCTGGTTTTCGTTATCCGTACAGGGTAATGAAAAAGGAGTGGAACGGGTTACTCGTGGGTCCAGATGAGTTTGAGCCTAAACAACCACAGTTAGGTCCTTTTCGTAAAGTTGTAGACCCTCAAGCTCTACAAAATGCTCGACCTCAACCAAACAACCCTACAAGTGCGTTTTTAGTTATAACTACCAACGGCATTGTATATTTAGGCGGCGGAAACTGGGCAACTGCGGGAACAGCCGAATTACCCTCTGAGTTAGAGATAACCAAAGCTTTACAAGGCGGAGTTGGCACAGTAACGGTGGTAACACCATGAGTTTCACTTATGCCGAACTAAAAACAGCTATTCAAGATTATGCAGAAAATGATGAAACGTCTTTTGTAAACAATTTACCTGTATTTATAAAGCAAGCAGAAGAAAGAATACTAAAAACAGTCCAATTGAGCTTGTTTCGTAAGAATGTTGCTGGAAATCTAACCCTAGGAAACACCTTTTTAGCGTGTCCTACCGATTTTTTAGCGCCATTTTCCCTTTCTTTTACCGATGCCAATAGTAATAAGACGTTTTTAGAGTTTAAAGACACGGATTTTGTACAAACTTTTAACCCAAACCCTGCTACACAGGGTGATCCTCGTTTTTATGCTGTATTTGACGTAGATAATTTTATTATAGGGCCAACTCCTGACGCAGCAAGGGCCGTAGAGCTACATTATTTCTACAGACCCGCTAGTTTAACCGCCGGAGCCGCGGGAGGGACCACTTGGTTAAGTGAAAACGCTCAAGTAGCCATGTTATATGGCAGTTTAGTTGAGGCATATATCTATATGAAGGGAGAACCGGATATAATGGCTCAATATGAAAAAAGATTTACAGAGGCTATTTCTGGCATGAAGATGCTTGGAGAAGCTAAAGAAGTGACGGACGAATATCGTACTGGTATGGTTGTGAGGCCTAAACAATGAGTTTTCCGGCACTAGACATGAATCCCGATTTTAAAGTGGAAGTACACACCACTCATAACCGGGGCTTTACCCCAGAGGAAATAGCAGAAAGATGCGCTACTAAGATTATATCTATTAGTGATTCTGCAAACCCTGCAATACAGGCACAAGCACACGCCTTTCGTCAACACATGGTAAAAGTTTTAGAATTTTACATGCGTGAGGCGATTAAAAGTGATAGAACCACCGTGTACAACGCAATACTGGACTCAGGTAATCCAGAACTTGCGGAACTAATTAGGAGAATGTAACCATGGCTTTTAACGGAAACTTCATGTGTACATCGTTCAAGAAAGAGCTTTTGTACGGTGTTCACGATTTTGATAACTCTTCGGGAGACACGTTTAAAATTGCGCTTTACACCAACAGCGCCTCTTTTACTGCTGCTACTACCACGTATACCACGGGTAATGAAGTAAGTGGAACGGGGTATACTGCGGGTGGTGGAGCGTTAACTAACGTTGATCCCACTTCTTCGGGCACTACCGCATTGACAGACTTTGTAGACGAAACGTTTTCAAATGCTACCATTACGGCACGTGGAGCCCTTATATATAACACTACCCCTAATACTACTTCACTTTCGGTAAGTAATCCGACTATTGTTGTTTTAGATTTTGGGGCGGACAAAGCGTCCACTGCGGGAGATTTTACTATTGTGTTCCCGACACCGGATGCAAGTAATGCCATTATTCGGATAGCGTAATGGCTGGAATAGTCGTCGCATTCAAGGGCTGGAACTCTTCTAGTCAAGCTTGGGGTGGCGGAACGTGGGGCGAAGATGTAAGTTTGCCCGACGCAACTGGTAACGTAGGCACTGTATCTATTAATGCAGCCGCCAATATTCCAGTAACCGGATTAGCTGCAACAGGAACAGTAGGTTCCGTTACAGTTACCGCAGATGCAAACGTTAATGTTACGGGTGTGTCAGGAACAGGTGCAGTAGGCGCAGTTAGCGTTGTAGCTGCCGCAGAAGTTCCCGTCACAGGAATAGCGGCCACAGGGGCTGTTGGTTCAGTAACTATTAATGCTGAAGCAAATGTTTTCCCTGTAGGTGTTTCTGCTAGTGGCGCAGTGGGTTCTGTATCTGTAGATGCAGCGGCTAATGTGTCAGTAACAGGCGTGTCTGCAACAGGTGCTGTTGGTTCGGTAGACGTTAAAACCGAACAAAACGTAAATGTTGTAGGAATAGCGGCCACAGGGGCTGTTGGTTCAGTAACTATTAATGCTGCGGCTAACGTATTTCCCATAGGTCTTGAAGCTACTGGCGTAACGAACTCTGTTTCAGTAGAAACAGATCAAATTATTTCAGTAACAGGCGTGTCTGCAACAGGTGTCAGTGGATCGGTAACAACAACAACCGGTCAAACTGTAAGCGTTGCAGGTGTAAGCGCCACAGGTGAAGTTGGCAGTCCCACAGTAGATGCGGGTGCTGTCGTAAATGTAATAGGAGTCAGTGCGGCGGGTATTACCGGAAACGTGCTAGTTTACGGAAACATTGTCCCCGGTCAAAATCCGGGTTATAGTGATATTAACGTAAATCAGCTACCCGGATGGTCGGAGGAACAACCAGCCCAAAACGCCAATTGGACGCAAATAGCAGCGTGAGGATAAAATAGATGCCAAGTACCTATACAGTTAACCTCGGTATTGAGAAACCGGCTACTGGTGAGCAGTCGGGTACATGGGGTGATACTACAAACACAAATTTTGACATTCTGGACCAAGGTATTAATGGTGCAGTTCGTGTAACTCTCTCAAGTGCAGGGTCTTCTGGTTCTCCAAACGCCCTTGTTATAACCAACGGTGCGGCTTCTGATGGTCGCAACAAGTGGATTGAATTTTATAGTTCAGGCGATCTTGGCGGCAACGTTTTTGTTCAGCTACAACCAAATGACGCCGAAAAAATAGTTTTTATAAGAAATAGTTTGGCGGGTAGCCGTTCTGTTTTGCTTTTTCAAGGCACATACAATTCTGGTAGGGACTTAGAAGTCCCTGCGGGCGTTGATATGGTCGTCAAGTTTGACGGTGGTGGCGCTTCTGCTGCTACGGTTACTGACGTTTACACTAATTTACGTGTAACAGCCCTTACCACTCCATCTCTTACTGCTACAACTGCCGACATTAATGGCGGCACTGTTGATAATACTGTCATCGGTGGTAGCACGGCGGCAGCCCTTACTGCTACAACTGTTGTTGCTAACACCAGCGTTAATATTGCAGGTGACGGTGCTACGGTAACCGGGATTAAAGACGAAGATAACATGGCGTCAAATAGCGCCACAAAACTAGCTACTCAGCAGTCTATTAAGGCTTATGTTGATAGCCAAGTAGGCACAGTCGATACCCTTGCTGAAATTCTAGCTAATGGTAATGAAACTGGCTCAAATGATATTGATGTAGATGGCGCTCAAAAAGTTGCCTTCCGTGATTCAGCTATTTACATCCACTCCAGCACAGACGGCCAACTAGACATTGTTGCTGACACTGAGATTCAGATTGCTGCTACTACAATTGACATTAATGGTGCGATTGTTGCTAGTGGCGACATTGCTGCGGCGTCGCTAGATATTTCCGGAAACGTTGATATAGACGGTGTTTTAAACGTAGACGCTATCGACATTGACGGTGCGGTTCA